CTATGTTGCCCAGTATCCTATCGTCAGCCACAACGTTCTGCATCTTAGCATAGGTCACTACGTCAGCCGCAATAGTCAGGGCTGTAGAACCTGTCACATCACCAGTATGAGAAGCGTTACTAACCTTGGCAGTATTGGCTGTTACTGCAGAGATGTTAGTCCCTGAGTCCTTAGTCAACTTACCTGTAGTAGAATCGAAGACAACCAGGTTCTCATCTACAGCACTAGCAGGCCCCACCATATCACCACTACCAGAAGGTACGCTCCAAGCTATATCAGTACCATTGCTAGACAGGAATGTACCATTAGCACCTACGGCAAGACGGTCAGTAGTGTTACTTGCATTACGGACAATGGTATCACCACGAGTGGTCATCGGATCTGCAAACCCTGAAGCAGAAGCGGCCCACTTAACACCAAGAGCCTGAGTGCTATCAGCAGTAAGAACCTGATCATTACTTCCTACAGGGATTCTCGTAGACGCTGTATCATACCCGTACACATCACCCTTAGTAGTCAGTGGTGAACCTCCTGCGTTGTCATCTACATACTTCTTCGTTGCTGCCTGAAGATCAGTAGTAGGTGCAGGTATAACCGGAGAGGATGAGAAGGTTTTAATTCCTGCCACCGCCTCGTTACCAGTGTCCATCACTGCACCTGCTGCAGCCACATTAGTAGCGTCAGTTACATCAGCAGCAGCCTCTATACCTGCAAGCTTAGTGCTGTCAGCGGAGGGATAGGTTACTTTAGCTGTATTGGCTGCCATCTCTGCTTGGACGCCCGCAGACAACATACCGTCCTCAACTACATTTGCTGCAATAGTGAGTGCGGTAGAGCCAGTGACATCACCTGTATGAGTAGCATTAGTGACCTTTGCTGTATTAGCCACAATAGCACTACGTTCAGTAGCAGTCAGTATCTTAGTATCAGCACCCTCTATCATGTTATCCATGTCAAAGGCATCACCCTGAACAGTAGTAGGATCGTACATAGCAGCGGTCATGTCACCACCACCAGTAAAAGCTACCCAGTTGGTATCTGTACCATCACTAGTAAGTACAGTGCCTGCACCGCCTAGAGGAAGCCTTGCCGTAGTATTATCAGGATTCCTAATAATCATATCACCACGGGTAGTCATTGGATCTGCAAGGATGGTAATGGTAGCAGTCGTACCGTAATAGTAAGGGATAGTAGATGCAGTACGATCAAGTATCTCAGTATGGTCCTGCACAATACGAGTCAGCTTATCAACTGCCTCTTCAGTACTCTCAGCAAAGTAACCACCCTGATTATCAAAGTCAGTCAACTGCTGCTGATTACTGTCCCGAAGGATAGTCAGCCGCCAACCAGTAGGCAATGGAGTACCACCACCAGTGTAAGTTACATTACCACCACTAGCATCACCAGCCCCACTGACAGTGTAGTCAGTAGTCAAGGTAAGGAGTGTAGTGACTTCAGGGTCAGACACACTATCAGTCAAGTACACCAATAGCTCTGCATCAGCAGCTATCTCAAACGCATACGGGAAGACAGTAGTACTATCATTCCCTGCATACTGGTTCCTGTTCAATGTAATACTAATCATTACTCGTCCTCCTTATTTACCGAGAATATCTTTTCCAGTAGTCTTCTTATACATCTTGCCTATATCATCAGTGAAGTTTAGCACATTAACACCAGCAATCGCACCTGCTGTCTTGCCCCACTCATATACTATCTCTCCTGCGTCATCCCATCTAAGAGTCTCATCCAACGGATACCAGATCCTCTCTAGCATCTGTGCAAAGGTGGGGGCTACATTAGAGATGTTGTACTTGGCCATAGTAGGTACATCCCGTACTATCGGAAGCCAAGAAGTAGTCATATACAGTACAGGCTCTATAAACAACTCAGACCACTCAGGACGCTCATCGTCAGAGTACACCAAGAACGCGAAAGCCATCTGCAGGTACACTGGTGCAAGCCCCTCCAAGACAACAGTCTTGATGTACTCACTAGGAGGTATATCCTTATTCATAACAGCCTTGAAGCTATTGATCATACGCTGGCCATGAACACCGAGAGTGAACGTCATGAATGAGGTAAAGAACTTCATAAATTCATTACGCTGTACAGCAGTCAAAGCCAGAGGTGCAGAGGAAGGCTGAGTTCTGCTGACTGTTAAACGTGCAAAGTCTATAGCCTTAGCTTTCTTCTCCTCTGGGGTCATGGTCTCCTTAACACCACCTATGTTCTCGGTGAGTGCCATATTGTATGCCGCCAACCAAATAGGGTAGGTAGTAGCATAGTCAACCGTCTTAATGCCGTAGTACATTGCATCCTGAACATCCTTCATAGTGACTACTCTATTGGTGCCAGGGATAGTGACCCCCACAGGAAGAGCCGCCCTAGCCTCCTCAGTAAGGTCGTTAAGGTTCATGTCTAAAGTGTTGCCTCTAGACATCATTGAAGGGTCTGACTCATCGACAAAAGCTACAAGATCAGAAACCTTGCCACCCTTAGCAAACTGCTTAACTGCCTGGGCATAATAAATAGGTGTCTTTTTGCTGAACTTACTAAGCTCACTCAACCCGTTCATGGTAGACAGTGCCTGCTTAATACTAGAAGACACTCTAGGAGTAAGGGCTAGTGCGCCACCCTTCTTCCGTACCCAGTTCATCACCTTTAGGTAGCCCTTCCGAGGCTCAAGCTTAGTGCCTCCAGGCCTAGCCACACCCTGCAAAGCCTCTATCATGGTCTTATACCCGTTAGGACCTATGACGTTGGTGATGGCTTCTTCTATCCTAGCATCGTGGAAGACAGGTGCTATCTCACTCATTAGCTTCTGGTGAGTAATCAGTCTAGCCATGTCAGATACGTGCTGACGATAGGTGGACAGACTAAGACTCACTGGCCTAACAACAAGTATGTTACCGTCCTTGTCCCTCATGCGCTCTATCAGCATTGATCCCTTCACAGTGTTTGACCTGAACACAGCGTCAATAGAGTTCATGGCCATCTCTCTTGCAGACTGAGCCGCACTAACCCTGTTGTATTGAGAACCATGAGAGATAGGGTAGTACCCTTCTATCTTGATAGTCTCCCCGTCTTTTGACTTGACCTCATACCCACTGTCAGTATCTACCCTTACTAGCGACCTACCAGTAACGTCCTTAGCAACCTTATCAAGCTTATCAGTTTTAGACGCTACCACATTCAGTAAACCCTGGACTGCCTTAAGTTCATCAGCGTTAAACAGTGAAGAGATCTTATCTATCATCTTAGGTGAGAAGTTGTGCCCCTTCGGGTTACTCATTACCATAGCTCTGGTGTCAGGGTTGCCCAAGTTAAGCAGAATTGCAATCAGATTCTCGGTAGTAAACTCAAGCTCCCCTACCTTAACCATAAACTCACTAGCCTCACCATCGAATCCAGGCAATCCAAATCCTACCTTAGTACCCATCTCCTTAGAGATCCTTCTAGAGGCTTCCGTAAGCTTCACTAGATGTGGCTTCATTGCATCATCTAACTCAAGCATCAACTTTCCGTAGTCGCCTTCTTTTTCGTTGATAGTATTTACGAAGGTTGATACGAACAGCCCAGGTGGTAGACCTTGCTCCAGCCTGAACCCATCAAGCTCATCCATAATAAAATCAGCTCTACGCACATCACTCAGGACACTACCTAAGAAGTTCTGCCATGAGCGTATGTCGCCACCACGGATCTTCATCGACTTCAACTCACCAAGTTGAGCCAACATACCCATTATCAATTGCTCCCTGCTCTGGAACCTAGCAGTCTTAAGCGCATCCAGTTGCCCACGCCCGATCTTAACCAAGTGGCTTATAGCGTTGTCTAGCTTGTACCAGTCCTCTGCCTTAACAATAGGTGTTCCCTCTATCATCCAGTCAGCAAGAATTAGTGAAGCAGGTGCCATTGACTCTATGAGTTCAGCGTCATCAGTCATGTCCTGTGCTACTAGGTCCTTAAGTGCGTTGTCGAATACCTTCGGCTTGATGTCCTTATGGATGTACTGTCCAACCAACTGCCTGACAGCATCTGCTCTGAGTTCTTCAACCTTAGCCATCTCATCAGAACCATCTAACGTACTAGCCAGCCTCTTCTTGCTAGTTCTTTTTATCAAACTGTCCTGCATCTTGCGGAAATTCTTTGACTCTCGACTCATAGCATTCTGAAGAGTAGCTTTCTTCATAGCAGAGTAAGCACCTTCATAATCACCCTTGAGCGCAAGGTTTGTAGCCATTCGTAGGTAGCGTTTCTCTGCCAGCAGGAACTTATGGGTAGCTCTTGCCTTACTAGGATCCATATCGTATATGACCTTACGTGCCGCCAGCTTAACAGCTTCATGCGTAAGCTTCCTCTGTTCACTACGCAGTGCGCCTTGCTGAGACTTCAACGCTTTCATAGCAAGTATCTTGGCAATCTCTACCATCTCACGCATTTTCGCCTCGCTATGCAGTGACTCCTCTGCAAGCTGTGCCTTCCAGTCTGCTCCAGACAGACTCTCTATCTCCCTCTCGTAAGCTTCAGTCTGCTTCCGAACCCGTTCAGCAGTCTCTTCAGTAACAGCCTCATTGATAGGTTTAGTATTACGCATAGATGCCAGTAGCTCCTGACCACTAGCAATGCCTAACGACATAGCAGCAGCATCAAGAGTAGTGCCACCTTTCTTCGTTACGATAGACTTGCCAAGAGACTTGAGGTGATCAATGTCCTGCTTGCTCAACTCGTTGGCATTGAGCGAACGTCCAGGCTCAAAGTAAGCTACTGCCTTATACCTTTCGGTCTCTGATAGATCCTTCTTTACCTGCGCTCTAATGCCCCTAATACCGCCTCTGGCACGTTTCCAAGCAGTCATGCGTAGCGCAAGCAAGCTTACTCTGGCATCTTGGTTAGCCTTGTTGTGCTCCTTCTTAGCCTTGGCTAGTGACGCACGTTCCTCATCACTATCAAGTATATCCTCCATAGCACTGGTCAAAGTAACCATGTCACTATACATTGCGTTAGCCATCTCCATATCTTCCTGAGATGCCAACATACGGTCGAATACACCACCCACCTCGTCAGAGTACTCAAAGCTACTGCTGACCACATCCCACATACCAAGTAGCCAGTCCTTAAAGCTCTCAAAGACACCCTGCAAACCTACAGAAGGAGCCTTGCCGGAACCCATGTACCTAGTGAAAGCTCTGGCCAACTTCTCCTGGGCCTCAACAGAGTCGAGTGAAGCACCAGCATACTTCTCAAGAATAGCAATGTCGTTAAGCAGGTCACTATCTACACCGTCCATCTTTGCCATAGCCTTGAGGTCCTTAGCAAAGAAGTGGAAGATTTCATGGATGAAGGTAGAAGCATCATTGATCTTGTATAGACCTACAATGTTCCGCTCTACATCAAACACACCTCTGACTTCACCACCCTCTTGCTGAAGCAGTATCTGCTCCTCAATCTCAATGGCTGCATCATCAAAGACTACATAGTTGGTGCCCTTGCTACCGTCACCTCTGCCACCGGACTGAGCAGGGAAGGATATACCATCAATGCCTGCACGGTTAAGGAACTCTGAAGCCGCCTTATCAGAATGGAACTCATCAGACAAGGAGGAATATAGAGCGGCTCCACTCTCAAAGAGTGTCCACCCCTCAAGCTCCATATCATCATACATCTGGATTAACTCTTCTCTAGTCATCCCATCTATATCAGCATCAGAATCATTAGTCTTGATAACCTGACGGATGGCGTCAGTATCCATATTGGCTAATCCAGGGTTAAAATCAGAAAGCCTAAGATCTGACCCTTCAGCCTCTAATTGCTTGTCAATAGCTTCAGCAACACCAGGAGATACAGAGTCATTCCACTTCAGCAGATTCTCCTGCTTGTCCTTCCAAAGAGTGACGTTAAATACACGCTTCTCCTGCCCTAGTGTTCTCCAGTTATTAAGCTCTGCAACCACATCAGGGTCATCGTTGGCGTCCCATCTATCGGCCCAATCTTCGTTCGCTCTAATATTCTTAAGGGCCTCTGTCCTGCTACCGAAACCTAGCCAGTCAAGAGAGTCTATAGCATCTCTTACATTGGCATTAACACCACCAGTAAGACGCTCCGCATACCAATTGGCAATACTTTCTTCACTGGTGAAGTACAGCCCATGACCGAACGCCTGGGCACCTTCACCAGTACCAATATTATCTAGCATAAACCTACGCTGCTCAGGGTCAAGGTTGCCAAGAATATCATGAGGAGTACCATGGAAAGCACTAGCCTGCTGAAGAGTTCCAATAGGCTTAGTAACATCAAATCCCTGCTCTGTCAACTGAGCACGGATACCATCTAAGTCACGGTCAGTTGCCGCCACCATCTCTGAAATCTTGTCAGTAATGTCACCCTCTTGAAGCAACTCCGCAGAAAGAAGTTCATTCTTGTCTGCTTCGGATACCACAGTACCGAGCTTCTTAAGGCATTCTGTTAAACTAGGCATCTACAAACTCCATTAGTGACATCAGTATAAGGATAGCAATCTATCCCTTAAGGCATTTCAGCAGAGCATCCAAAGTATTCTTGCGCCTGCTCAACTCGGTAACAAGTTCACCTGCTTGCACGGTCTCAACGGTGTCATTGAAGACAACATTAACATTAGATGAAGCCCATTCTGCATTCTTAATATTCTTTATATCTGCTAGAGGGTCTACCTGCTCTTGACTGGTCTCTTCTACTTGTATCCCTTGGGCCGCCATCCACTCAGATATTCTCTGGCCTGAGTGTTCGCCACCAAGCATGAAGTCAGGCATATACTTATCCAGGTAGTCATCTACTGGAAGGCCTCTCCTCTGTGCGGCAATACGAGCCATAGCACCAAACAGGGCAACATTGGCTTTGATCTTGTCTCTAGTCATGTCGATTTGCTTGTTATCTGCAGCCTCTTCTAGTTGTACCCTTAGAGCTATCAACTTCTTAGGGATACCCCTGCGCTCGTCTATCTCAGCACCCATGCTATCAATGGTTGCCATTATATCATCGAACCCGTCCTTAATCTCTGCTAACTCTTCCTTGGAGTAGCCTGCCTCACCGTTCAGGGATATGTCACTCTCAAGGATCTCCAGTGCCTTAGTATCCGTCCCAAATGCCTGAGTGAAGTCAACAGTATCAACCTCAATCCTAGAACCAGTTTTAAGTGACTCATCCCTATCAGCCTCAGAGATCTTCATCTTCTCGGATACTGCCTGAAGCAACGTCATACGAGATACGTCATCAAGCTCTGGATGCGCTTTCTTGACAGCAGCCTGTAACTGCTCATAGGTCAATGATGTGACCTCTATGCCACTGCCTTTGATAGCTAACTTAACCATCTCAGGATCAGTATCATCACCAATGTCATCAAGTGTTTCTTTAAGATTGTCATACGCCTCTACTTGCATAGCCGACATCATGTACTTGGCATTCTCACGCTTCATAATGCCCTTAAGTCCGACAGCAGACACCAGAAGCATACTCTTGGCTTCCTTAAGAGAGTCCTTCCATCCCTGCCCTATCTGTCCATATACCCTGTCAGAGTTGTATTCAGCCCATGTAAGCTCTGCGCCGATGTCCAACACAGTCTCCACCATGCCTTGGAAGACTTCTTCGCCACCTTGCTTAAAGCTCTCTCCCGCAAACCCCAGTGAGGTCCTAGCGGCAGTGCCTGCCCTGCCAAATCTAATTGCCCTTCTAGCCTTAGCAAGCTTTGCTCCCTTAGCAGCCAAGCCGCCCCACGCTATACACTCTAAGCCACCCAAGACTAGAGTGTTTGCAAGTATAGATGCCTTGTTGAATGTGGGGTCTATCTCACCCTGCTCTTTACGCTCTTCATATTTAGCAAACTGACTAGGGGCTGTAAGCACATAGCCTCCGAAGCTTGCCCCACCAACCATGAATGACATAGCCATGTGAGTCAATGCACTAGCTGCGGCAGGGACGTTCTCCTCAAAGAAGCCTAAAGCTCCTTCCTGTTCAGGACTATTGATAGGTGGTCTCACATCAAAGTCAAGCTGGCCAGGGATGCTGCTAGAGATCCAATCGCCAATATCTGTGAATAGCCGTCCCTGTCTACGCTCTTCATACAGCATCTTGAGAATAGGATCTTCAGGAGGCTCGTTACCTACTATGAAGTCTTTTATGTCACCTGCTACATCGTCTAGGTACGTGGCAGTAGGACCAACCCCTTGTGCAAGAATAAGCAGTCCGCTCTCTGCCTCCCACCTAATCTTTCCTATCAAAGACCCTGACTCTACAAGGTTACGGTTCAATCGCACATATGTATTTAGGTTATCATCTGCTCTGGCCATAAGCTCTGGCCTGGAAAAGAACTCAGACATGAACTTAGGGTTGTAGTCCGCAACTGCAGCCATCTCAGTCAATGTCTGGTACATCTTTGCATCTTTTGTAAACTTAGGTACTTCCTTAACTGCCTCCTGCAGAGGGACAGTTGGGTTCAATCTCTGGATAACATCTTGAGCCTGCCTTACCTGCGGAGGGGTAAGCCCCCTAGTCATCTCTAGGGTCTTGAATATATTGCCAGTAACCGCTTGTGCCGCATCATACGCATAAGTAGGATCTTGAAGAGCTGCGTTTATAGCAGTCTGTGGCTCTACACCTTTGGTATTGGCCCAAGCGCCTGCCAACCTTTCAGATCGCTGGGCGAACTTAATGTCCTCCAGTTTCTTGTTTGTGGCACGAAGAAAGTCCGACATCCTTTATGCCCCTATCATCTTAAGCGGATTCTACCGTGGCCAAGGCTGAAGTTGGTGCTGTTGAACCAAGTCGTAAAGTCATCCCATACCCCAGGCTCCGACTCCACTCTAGCCTTCTCTCTCTTTGTAGCCTCAGCGGATTTGATATTGTCTGCCTCAACCTTTGATAGTGCTTCTCTCTCCTCTGGAGATATCTCCTTTACACCACCACCAAACGGCTTATATATAGGACCAGCAAATCTGATTGGGGACATATATACTTCAAGTTCATCATCAAACCCGTAAGACTCACCTGATGTTGAGAACTGTTGATCACCGGCCTGCTTCTTTATCTTCAGGGCATCACTAATCTGACTTCTTACGTGTTTTAGGTGCTTTGGAAGTGCCTCTATATCACCATCATTGTCAGTTGCTCTCATTTGGGAAGCAAGCCCATCAGGTATATTAACAACCTTGTCACCTATCTTTACCGTATCCGTGACCCTCATTAGGTCAGTCACTACTGTCATAGCGGCACCACGCTCTAAAGGCCCATTAGCCTCCAGTGCTGCTATGTCTGTCTCAAACATAGACCTCCTATTGGCAACAAAGTCATTAGCCTTATTAAGGTTGATCAGGCCTTTGTCCAACAGTGCCTCGGTGATAGACGATAACTGGTCATCCATCTCCTTCCTGGCTTCCTTCTTCCACTGAGATTCAGAAGAAGCCTTCGGGATCTTGGCACCTGTAGCAAGATCATGCTTATCCTGCCAGTCTCCCAAGAGGTCACGCCTCTCAGCATCTGACATAAACGGAAGCTCTGGGGCAGTTGTCATGTACCACTTCTCAAGGGCGTTTACATCACCACCCTTTATGGCACCTAGCTCCTTACCTGCCTTAAGGTAACTGATGGCTCCGAATGACTTCTTAATGCCAGACTTCTTCTCTGCTATTGAGGCCTCTAAAGCTCTACGCATCTTGGGGTCTTCAAACATCCTAGCCTGCTTTGATGCATCGTCTAGCGACATATCTCCACTGTCAATGCCGTTTATAACAGTGTCCATCTTATCCTTATTGCCGATAAATTCAGCCCTCTTGACCTCTTCCATCTGGACGTTGTACTCAGCACGTACCTTATTCCTGCGCTCCTTTGGCAGTTCCGCTATAGCACTTGGGACCTTATCTGCAGGTAGACTACGCAATGCATTCACATCAGTATCAACTTGGTCATCATTGGCGAAGTCTTCCATCTTGTCCTTGAAGTCGCTGTATAGCTTAGGGTCCATTGTCTTCTTGTTCTTCTCTAGATACACAAGCCCTCTAGCAGGGTTTTCTGCTGCAAAAGTGTTAAGCAACTCTGCATGGTAGGTGTTCTGAGCCTTGGTCATCTCGGCATTATAGATCTCACTAGAGCCTTCAGGCCAGTCCTTAGCGTCAGCAACAGTGCCATCAGGTTTCTTAGGCGCAAAACGATCAATTACATTGCTCTCTATCTCTGCTATTCCCCTATTAACTTGGATAGCAGCCATTCCAGGGTCATCACCTAGCGCATCCACTTTAGCCGTCTGTATAATATTGAAGTTCTTGCCTGACCAGACCTGCTTGCCAAACGCATACTCCTCTCTCCCCTGATGACTCTTAAGCTGCCCCATAGTGCTTCTAGTGACACCTTCAGAGTCATCGCTAAATGCCCTTAACTGCACAGGGGTATTAAGGTCCTTCAGTACCTCTTCCTTTGCCTTCGCAAGATCTATCTCTGCCTTCTGTGCGGAACCTATAGCATCCTGCCCTCTCAGCTTCTGGTACTTCAGGTTAATGTCACGGGCAGCAGTGCGGTACTTATTAGAGGCATCAGTGACCATATGCTTGTTTGTTCTGTCAAGCAGGACAATTGCCGCCTGCTGTGATGCCTTGGCAAACCTCTCAATGTCTGCACCAGTCTGGGCACCGAAGTCCTCTGCAGTGCGCTGGACACCCTCAGTACCTTGCAACCTAGCACGGGACACTCCCTGCCCCACATGCCCTATAGCCGCCTTTGGAATGAGTGCCATTATGCGACCCCCTTCTTCTTAGCAAATGGATTGCCGTACTGTTGCCCGAAGGTACTGGCACCAGATAGCAGAGTACCAGCTACAGGGAGCAGTGAACTACGCTGACGACTCGCCAACAAGTCAGCCTTCTCGTTAAGGTTACCAGCACCAATGCGCTCGTTCCTAGCACTCACTTCGTAGTCAAATGCCTGTAGTTCTGCATTGTGCCGGATGTTCAGTGCATCTAGTTCAGTAAGCTCGGCAGTGTCCTCGGCTACGGCTAGTGCAGACCCCTCGTCTACTACCACACCAGAAGCAGCAAAGCCAGTCCTCTGAGTACCCTTAAGACGCTCTGCACGTTCCCTAAAGCCCTTCTCCTTAACTCTACCTGCCTCACGCGCCTGAGCAGCCTTCTGTTCCTCAAGAAGAGCACTTTGCTCCCCCAATGCCGCATTATTACGCAACACCTGTGCATTATATTCATTAGCCTGATTTTGTGCAGTTATCTGTTTATGCTGTCCGAACGCTTGTAGTCCGGTACTGGCTAGAAACAACCCTGCGGATACTGACTCAGTCATCACATTCTCCATCGTAAACAGCACTATTACCGTCATCCAGTATAGTAAAGCCAAGGAACAATACTAGGTCTTTCACAGCTTCCCATTCCTTATGTACTGGGACATAGATGATTCCAAACTCTTTATACCACTCTTTGACCTTTTCAATACCCCTACGCAGAAAGGCAACGTTATCTCTCTGGCTCATATCTTCTCTAGGAGTACACCACATTACACTATACTCTCCAGGCATAATACCAAACAGCACTATGGGCCTGTCATTAGGATCAAATAAGATGTAGGCATGGTTATCTGTCTCAAGAGCTTTGAGGTTGTCAGCTACTATATCGCCCCACGCTGAATACTTTCTGAATACCTTGTTTGCTTCATAATAGGTGTTCTTCAGTATCTCACGGGCAGAAGCCTTATCAGCTCTCTTTACAGTATAACTCATTGATCGCCTACCTCCAGTTCAGTGATTAGTGACAGTACGTTAATCGGCAATGGATCAGTATTCACAATAGTCATCTCAGCAGTCTCACCACTACCAGGATTCAGAGGAACACTTACCTCACCGGTGAAGAGCCTAGTAGGATCTCCAGGATCTTCGTCAGTACGGAAGGCATACTCATCTAGGTTATCAGCGTCAGGCCCGTACCATAAAGCTCTAGTGTCCTTCAGCTTAATAGTAGCCCCATTGATATTCCGTATCTGGTTGTGAATAGTGGGGGAGTTCCCCCCTCTAAGCTCAGCATCCAATGTAGTCATGGTTGATGTGTAAGGTAAGCCAATATGAACTACAGAAGCTGTAATGCTATTAGGTAGGGCTACTGCACCGGAAGCTACACTTAACCCATTAAAGACATTACCATCAGCAAGGACAGCTACATCTTCACCTTCAAGGTGGTCTAATCCAGAGAATGAGTTAGCAGGAGCACCGTCATAGGACAACCCACAGTCTACAAAGTAAGCATCTTCAGGTGTCGTTTCGTCAGTAAACCTATCACTAACCAACTCAATATACTTAACAGTAGAGCCGCCTATAGTCCTAGTAACAACTACATACATATCATCCGAAAACATAGAGACTCCTAATGCGCCTTAAGTACGCTGTAAAGGCTTCCTAATACTGCTGCGACTGCACCTGTGCCTATTGCCCAAAGCTTCGCACTGAGAGTTTTATGGGCATCACATGGAGGGTTTTGGTGAATAGCCTCATTATCAATGTGTGAATCAAAACGACCTATAAGATTCGATTGATGTTGTAGTACCGTCTTGATGTCATCCCTAATCTCTCTTAGGTCTTCACTTTCCATTACTAACTCCCGTATATAACTGCCACAGATTCAAAGTCACCATCAGTCTCATGCTGATGCCATGCTATCACCTTCTGGTCCTTATCATAGGTCAAGCCTACTAAAGAACCATCTTCCATTACTACCCACACTACAGAATACGGAGCCTTCTGGAATGCCCATGCCCTTACTGCAGAATCTTCAAATAAATGACTGGCAAGAAGCGTAAGCTCATCACCAGTATAACCATCTACGTCAAAGTTAAACCCATAGTCCCGAATACTCTTACCGCCCCTAGCAATGAACAACAAGCTACTACCAATGATAATAGGTATAATAGCCTCTGACCCTCGATTACCCTGCGAGACTACATTAACACTAGTAGGAGTAATAGCCCCTCCACCTGAGCCTGCTGTAATCTCCCACTCAGCACCAGAAGTACCAGTAAGTAGTGACTTCATTGCCGCAATCCACTTAACCTCATTGATCTGATTACTGTAGATAGTGAACTGGTAAGAGTCATCATCCTGAAGCGGACGTGAAGTGTTAAAGTTAAAGAAGTTACCTGTCTGTGAACCCCAGAATGTCTGAGGATTCGCGTCAGTTCTGGCAAGGATTAGTCTCTGCTGATACAGAGTAATACTGCCAGGGTAGTTAGCAGCAGTGTTATAGGTAGCAGTATGCATCTCTATCTCTTCAAGTGATACCAGGATAGTATTAACTGCATCCCTAAACACAATACGGTACTGAGTATAAGCTGTCTCATTATAGAATGTATATGTTCTCTTCTCGCTAGGTAGCCATGCAGTCTCATTAGACTGATCATCTAACATATGCCAGGAACCATCATACCCTTCAAGAGTAAAGCTCTTAGGCGCACTAGCTGTCCCAGAACTATTAGTAAGAGAGTAACCACCAAAAGCAATACCTGTGTCTGGAGTAATTACTACTGTAGCGTCACCTGTTCCATATACCTGATCGTAGATGCTCATGCCCAAGGCAGCCCCATCGAACAAAGCATATAAGGAAGAAGCCCCTGAACCCGAAACTACAGAAGCTGCAGCAGTTGTAGCAGTCCATCCACCACCAGCTGCAGAGTACACATTACCATCTTGAGCCATAACAGGAACTACATTAGAACTAAGCGTTTCTAAAGTAGGTTCAGCACCAAAAAGGTCAATAGCTTCTGGTGGTCTCTTACCAGGATCACCTTCTATGGTGCTATCCTTAAACTGATTACTCTCAGCTTCACCGATCCAGTTGTACGCACCATTCTTCAGCTTATACACATTGTAGTATTCAGCCTCAAAGATGTCATTCCAAGATAATGTACTAGTCTCTGTACCACTTCCTGCAGGAGTAGACTTTGTAGACTCTTCACCTCCAACCACAGCGGTAACTACATAGTAAATCGTGGCGCCACCTGAATCACTAGCAAGCCCAGTAGGTGTAGCAGAAGAAGTGCCAAAAGGAATAGAATCACAAGTCCACTCAGTATTACTGTATCTACTTATCTTCTGAGGTGCATAGACTGGATGAACCAAGAACAGTACATCAGCACTCTGAGCAAACTGAATACGATCTAGGTCAGTATGAGCATAAGGAATAGCAACCTCTACAGGATCACCAGCATCAGGATGACCTACAGGATAGACTACCTGAGCACCGTCAGCAATGACCCGCATGTACTCATCACCAAACTCAAGGACATATGCCTGAGTCACTGAGAACTGGAAAGGGATCAACCGGACATTCTTAGTGGAGTCCTTCACCTCTACAACGAACCTAGTTCCAGGTCTATTAACAATGTCACCCTGCAAGGTAGGAATGAAGTTTTTCATCGTCTTTACACAGGAGTCATATTTCTCAAGATCAGTACGCCCATAGAGTCTAGGAGCTAGCTCACCACCGTTAAATGATACTTGTTGTGCTGTTGCAGTCGGCATATCTAGCTCCTGGAGTTGAGTAGACTACTATCAGTATTCGGTTCAGCGTGACGCTCATTACTATCACTAGCCTTAGCCTTAGTTATTGCCATGCCATAGTTCTGAGCCATAGTCTGCTGCAACTGGTTCTCACCCTTGAGCGGAACAGTAATCATAGCAGCAAGTTTAAATGATAGAGCCTCTACAAACTGAGAGTCAAACAGGTGAGTCTCATCAGTATCAGCAACGTAAATAAGTATAGCGTCATCTTGGTCAGTAAGAATAAACTTACCGTCAAGGTCATGGTTAGATTCAATTGTGTAGGCAATAGGGTCAGATTCTGCAGAGTTATAAATCTCACTCGCATACAGTGCATCAACAGGGTATTGATAAGCATAGTCCCAACCTACAAAGTCTGCAGTATCTACAGAGGCAAGAGTAATAGATCTAGTGGCAAACCCCCACTTATGATCACGCAGTACTCCCTGCCTAGCCAAATCGTAGAACCGCTTACATACATTTGTTTCACGGGTGCCAGGAACGGCATCAATATTAGCAATAGTCTTTCTGCCAATATACTCAAGTGCGTAATTACAGATTTCAGTTTTAGTACTCATCTTATTTCTCCTTACGCACCCACGGGGGAGGGCCAAGACGCCAATACTGGCCTGCCTTAGCCCAACCCCGAATCTTTTTATCTTCTACTGTTACCCACACTGGAACCATACACTCAGTCCTAACTTCGACTGCCGCCCCAGGAGGAACATAAATCGCCTTGCGAAAAGAACTACAGGAGGTTACGAGAAAACAATTCCCCAGAAGCACCATCAGCACAATCATCAGCTTGGATCGCTTCATTACTTTGCTCCCGAATCTCGTACAGTGCGAGAATTATAAATTTAATAATAGGTCCAATAAGACTACTTAGAAGGCTCATCAGCGACCTTAACATCACTGCGGCTCTTGATGTACCCTAGAGAGACAAACGTCTTCTGAAGAACACCTGCAGTGGCTACAATAGCACCTGCGATTATAGCGGACTTGGTATCAGTTCCAAGGGCCTCCGCAACAGCACCCCCAATAGTAATGAGAGTACCAAGTAACATTGCAACAATACCCCAAACACTTGCGCTTTTAGCTTCTTTATACTCACTGGTATCCTTCCCAGGTTCTACAGCCATTTTACTTCTCCTACTCTAAAACAAAAAAGGGGGGAGAGACAACCCCTCCCCCCATAGAAATTTACTCAAGGAAACCTGGAGCCGGAGAGTCAGGCAACTTATCTTCAGTCTTCTTCTCCTCAGCCTTCTTAGGTGCAACTTTACGGGTACGCTTCTTAGGTGCAGGTTCATCACACTCAAAGCAACGATCAAGCATCATCTTGTCCTGATCACTAGGATCATTAATAGTAATGACTTGATCTTCCTTGATAAGACGATCCATAAAGTAGCACTTCCGAATACAGGTATATTCCATTAGTCTATCTCCTAAGCGTTAGTCTGTTTGTCAAGAACGAGAGCAGAAGTAATAGTCCCAACACTGGGAGCACTACCTGCAACAACATAGTTCATACGAAGGTACTGCTCAACAGGACCATTAAGAGTTCCGAGAGGAACCTGATAACCAATGGCCAAAGAAGCCAGTGGAACCAACACACTCTGAAGCTCAGTAGCAGAACTGAATGAAGCGTTATCATCAGTCTGAACCTTAACATCAAGAGAAGTACAGTTGTCAAACGCCTCAGTTACTTGGCAGTTAATGCGGATAGGATGCCCTTCAGCAACTCCACCTGCGCCAAGGTCAAGGACATTAGTACTAACGGCAGTAGCGGTAACTGCCTGATCTTCGCTCATAACGAGCTGCTTGTCCATAATCATCTTTATATCTCCTTGTTCATTTAACTAAAATACCTCCAGGGGAACCCAGTGTCCCCCCAGAGGAGAGTGAGGCTAGGATACCAGAGCTTCGTTCTCTACCAATGAATCACAACGACGAACAGGGATTCCACGGAAGGTCATTACACGCTTACCATGTGGGTCCTTATCGTAAGAGAGATTCATATTATCACTATTGTAAGTCTGACGGTCCAAGAAGCTCAGGACAGTACGGTTACAGTAGAATGCAGTCTTACCTGCAGAGGTATCTTCGTTACGGTGAGTGGCCTGAATCATAAGATCGATCAGGTCGGCACCTGCAGAAGCATTCTTGGTAAGGTCAGAAATATCAATGTTCGGGATACGAACGTTGTACTTCCAGTTCTTCATGGTGTAACCACACTTCCATTGGTAGTGGTTTTGGAAGCCGAGGTACTTACCACCAGCAACATCAGTAAGAACCTGTTGACCGAGGTCAGTAGCTTCAATACCAGCCTTAGAACCCTTGGGATAGATACCGTATCCACCTTCTTCTTCACCAAAGGTCAAGAGCCACATAGAGGTATTGTCTGAGCCAGAACCACCACCGAGAAGAATATTAGCACCATTAGCAGCAGACTTGCTGGAATAGCGTGGAGTAAGACCCAGGAACTCTTCAGGAGCGGTATCAGTGTTACCATAGAAGAAGGTGCTAGCAAACTCTTGACCGAGGGCCTTGAGACGCTTGGCATCTTGCTTCATGCGGTATTCGGCAGTGTTACCGTTCAGGTTGGCAATGTCCTTATCAACTTCGCCAAAGGTTCCGAGCATACCACAGGTATCAGTGACCTGCTTAGTGGTCATCTTACTAGGTTGGTAGCCGTAGTTCAGCATACGCCATGCAACAGAAGGGAGTCCGGTAAGAACGGTAGTCAGCTCACCAGTAGGCAAGTTACCTTCTTTCCAAACCATGTCTTCAAGAATGTCATTGCGTTCAGTAATGGTGTCTACGATGTAGTCAACCTTACCATCTGGATCAAGCATCTTAGCGTGATCTGCAAGGGTTTGTACGTTAGTAGCTAGAGTAGCCATTGTGTATCTCCTATTTCATTAAGCCTGTGAACTTGGGTGGTCAAACATGACCTGAGCAGCGGTCTTATTCAAGATGGTAGTTCCTTTACCCTCAACCATGCTATCTTCACCCAACTTCTTATCAATATTCGCCATAAACTTGACGACTGCGGGATTATTCCCATAACCATTTTCTTTAATTAAACTAATCAATTCAGGGGAACCTAGATTCCGTAGAGTACGATTAGCTCTCTCCACCGTTTCCGGCAGGTTCTTACCTCCAACGACAGCATCAGCTTTAAGCTCGTCAACCCAGCTTTGCTCTCTTTGGACTCTTGCAGTCTCTGCTTGTGCTTTCATATCAGCATTAAGCTCGGCCTGCTTATTGAGGAGCTTCTGAGCCTGTTCCTGGCTCAAGTCCAACTCCTTTGCCATAGATGAGAACTGCTCTACAGATTCATCGTCTGTTTCAAATCCTTCAGGAACAGTAAAAGACTCATAGCTTTCAGGAGCAACAGGAGCAACCTCACCTGCCTCACCATCAAGAAGACTCTCACCTGCACCCACATCAACAGTCGCATCCGATTCAACACCTGCACCAAGAACATTCTCAGTACCTGCATCAACAGCACCCGTACCACCAGCATTATCTGCAGAGTTATCTACTGTAGTGGTGTTATCCACTGTACCTTCCTCCGCTGTAACACCTTCTTCACTCATCTATTTCTCCTCCTCAATAATGGACAACCAAAGTTCGGACATCTCTCCAGGACATATCCGAGAAAACTCTTTAAAGTAATCTAAGGCCATTTCTCGTTGGCCTTCATTGTAGTAAGTCTGGCTATTCCCTGTGAAAGTCTTGCTAAAAATCTTTGCCTTTGAGAAGAATCTTTTAAAAAAGAAACTCCCCTCTTCAGAGTTTAGCAGGGATTTGATAGCCATTTCATAGTTTTCAGTCTCAACCCTTACCCTCAGATTGCGTTCCTCTATGGACTCTTCATCTGCAGAATTCATCAGCCTACATCTCCCATGATAGAGGCAAGAGCGTTGTTACCACCTACTTCAGTTTCAGATAGTACCTTGGCATTTTGGGCAGACTGAGCCATAGCTTCCTGTTGCTGTGCCTGCTGTTGCGCCTGCGCTCTAGCTGCCCGTATTTCCTCCACCTCTTCATCACTACGAATGAGGTGAGGTGGTACACCATAATCTTCTGCATAAGACTCAATAGCTTCATCAGCATCAAGCCGGTCAAGGACTTCTGGATAGACTGCAGAGAGGTTTCCTGCAAAGGCAAAGACCTGCTCCACTGACTGAGTAGTCACAACTGACTGAGCCTGAGCCAGGGCACTGATATACTGTATCTCTACAGGTCTACCTGCCATGATTTCAGGAACTTCAGGGAACATACCAAGGCCTTCACAGATAGCAAAGGTACGCTCAATAGCGTTACCAAGCACTTCGGACTGCAACCTGTTGACCACTGGACCAAGCAACGATAGCTTCTCTTCCCTACGCTGAGCAACCTCAGTAGCAGTCATTCTCTTAGACTCATTGATAACGGTCTGGAACAAGTCATTGAAGAAGGTGCGTTGAATCCTTTGCTCAACTACAGCAATATCATTACCCGCAGCAGCAATAGCAGCAGGGAGTCCTGAGTTCTGCTCATACAGAGTACGAACACCCTGCGCGCCAGGCTCAGTAGCATCCTCATAAGTAACACCACCAGGAACCTGAGAGATAACTTCATTCTTCATAGAGGATGGAGCTTTAAGTGGAGGATCAATAAACTTATCCAGAGCCTTAAGCTTCTTCTCTTCCTCTTTCTGCAGCATTTTAGCGTCACCAAGAGCATCCATCGCAGGAGACCTACCATACACATCAGTAGAGGTAGCATCCCACCGAGGAGCCATGAAAGGCTTCTCATAGTAGCCACCCCTGCGCAGGAACTTACCTTCGTCAGTATCTTGCTCATAATGAACAGACTCATAGGTAAAGTCAGTGTTCATCTTAACAGCAGGGTCATTCTTAACCATAGGCTGAATACAGGCTACAATCTTAATAAGCTTCTCACCCTGGTTGTTATCGTACATATTCTTGACCGGAGTAGAGACATTCTCGATACCATACTCTTCAACTACCTGCCTAACAGACATGCTGTACTGGCGATATAGAGTATCCGGTTCAAGCTTGGGACTCAGAGCAAGGAAATACTCCCCTGCAGTGAAAGGCCTACAACGAATAACATCACTGAAGTCTTCCTCAATCATCATCGCCGCAGTACCAAAGACTGCCAATTCGTTATAATTAGAGTGCATAGCACCGTAAAAGTTACTCTTCCCGAACACTTCCAGCATGATTTCAGCAACTTCATAGAGGTAACGACTCACATAAGGATCATTCATCAGCTCTTGATTCCGCAATGCAAGCCGGAACCACTTACTAGTAGCAGAGGTCATGTTACCAAATAGCCCACTAGTTAGGTTATTTACAGACAAAACAGGGATAGAGTTAATGATTTTGCTGTTCTTCTTCTTGCCAGAGTTGTCATCTGCAGTACCCATACTAGTCAAATACCGACTCTTACGGGGAGCAAAGTACTCAGACAACTCATTCCAGTGACCCGCCCAATCCTTCTGAACGATACTACGAAGCTCTTCAAACCGTTTGCGGTAAGGTTCTGTGGGGTTAGGGCCTACTGACATTTAGTGCTCCTCTTCTGGAGGTAATGGTGTTAGGCCGAGAGAGGTAATCCTTGCCTCCATCTCAGCTTCAGTGTCGAATGTCTCAATAGTATGAGTGCTGCAAGTCATTTGACTATCATTATATTGTGCAACGATAACCTTTGAATTACCGTAAACCAACACCCACTTACTGACAACTCCAGAGCAATTCATCACACAGGCCCTCCATCAGTAATCGTCCACCCACGAGTTACAGTTAAGTTAGTATGAGCGGCAGCAGCAGCAGGAGAGTACTTAGAAGTACCGAATCCTACGGTAATACCTGATATAGAATGAGTATTCGCTTGTGCGGACCAGCTATTTAGGGTGGCATCGTAGTCAGTAGGAGACATAGTTCCAGATATCATAGCAGGAGCTTGAGTAATATTAGTAATATCTATGTGAGCCAAGGTAGAGACAAACTGCGAAGATGGTGCAAAGTATCTCCAGTTCTCAGCACTCGGAGTCTCCCAATTAGTGATAGGTTGGTCATATATAATTGCGTGCTCTAGCATAGTCCCAAAGTTTTCCCCACTAAGTGGCTTCCAGTCCCCAATGTA